ACATGGACAGCGCAGGATAAAGTTGAACCGGGCATTTATATCAACTATCTTGCAAAAATTACGTCCGCTCTTGCCGTGGGAGAACGCGGCACAGTTATTATTTTGCAGAAGGTTTCAGTCGGTAAAGCCGGGGACGAATATGTCATTACGGCGGCAGACGGAAGCAAGTGGCCGAAGGGAGCGACGGCAGAAGATAAATTCTTCGCAGGCGAAGCGCTGAAAAACGCAAAGAAGGTTATTGTTTATAACCTTGGGGCAACGGTAACCAGCGCCGCCTTTACTGCGGCGGTTGCAGCCCTTGACGTGATAGATTTTGATGTTGTCTGCTATCCCTACGCAGCCGAAACGCTTGACGGCGCGACGGATTCGACACACGCGCTTTTGAAAGCGTGGCTTGATGTTGCCACAGGTACCGAGGGTAAAGGCGTTCAGCTGGTAGCGCCTGACTTTGCGGCAGACAGCGAAAACGTTATCAATGTGGCTCATGCCGTTGTTCTGTCTGACAATACGGTTTTGACAAATGCCCAAACCTGCGCGTGGGTGGCCGGCGTCACAGCCGGTGCCAGTGTAAACCAATCCAACACCGGCGCGCAGTATGCCGGGGCGATTGACGTTTCACCCAGAATGAAACGGAGCGACCGTGAGGCGGCTATTGCCGCAGGCAAGTTTATTTTTATCGTGGACAACGAACAGAATGTCACAGTTGATTATGACATCAATTCACTGACTACGCTTTCGGACGCGAAGACAAAAGCATTCCAGAAGAACCGCTTTATCCGTCTGCGGGCCGCAGTTTACAATGACATCAATGCGCTGTTTACGACAAAGGTAAAAGGAAAATATGACAACACACCGACCGGCCGGTCCCGCTTCAAAACTCTGCTTGTCGAGTATTTCAACGAGTTGCAGAACATGTCTGCAATCCAGAATTTCACCGCCGCTGATGTTGAAGTGATGCCCGGCAAGGATGGCGACTCGGCGGCCGTAAACGTCGGAATACAGAATGTAGACAGCATTGAAAAAGTCTACATGACGGTTTCCGTATCATAAGGGGGTGGATAGATAATGCCTGATATTTACACAAAACTGTCCGATACCCTCTCGTCAAAAGAGGGCAGCGCATACATTACGATCAACGGGCAGAACCGTAAAATGTTTGAAATTTCAAAGCTCGAAGCACAGCTGGAATTAACGATCAACGACAAACAAATGCTTGGCCACCGTATGAAGCAGCATAAAATTGTAGGCTGTGAGGGGTCCGGATCCATGACATACTATTTTATGAATTCGGAAATGGCAAACGCCGCGATTGATTATGTCAATAGCGGCCACTTCGAAGGATTTACCGTAATGGTAACAAACGAAGACCCGCAGTCTACCGTTGGCAAAAATGAAGTCGCTTTGTACAATGTAATCCCGAAAAAATTCCCGCTTGCGCACATTGACGACAGCAGCGATGATCCGATTACCGTTGATACGGATATCACGTTCGACAGCGTTTCCTCGCTCTCGTCTTTCAATTTACCAGCAAATTATCGGTAAAGGAGAGAAAATAAATGAACAGTCTTACTGCATTTCTCCACCCTGTAAAGGTGGAAAACAAAAAAGTTGTTATTTCAGACCGTTTTGTCGAAAATGGGAAACCCGTCGAGTGGGAACTCCGGGCGGTCTCCGAAAAGGAAAACGGCGCGCTGGAACGGGAGTATACCAAAACAAACAAGAAAACCGGTGTCCAGCAGCTTGACCGTGTGGGGTTCGGCCACGCGCTGACAGCAGCGGGAGTTGTGTTCCCTGACCTTAACAATGCTGAACTCCAGAAAGCCTATGGCACTCTCGGTGCAGAGAGCACGCTTGAAAAGATGTTGACTGTGGGAGAATTTGCAAAACTCTCCGAAGAAGTTTCTGCGCTCTCCGGGCTTGACGCGGATGATATCAACGACCAGATCGACGAAGTAAAAAACGGATAAAGCAGGGCGATCCGGATTTTAACTATGCGCACTATGCCCTGCAAAAACTTCATATTCTTCCGTCCGCGTTGACAGCAATGAGTCAGCGCGAACGGGCTTTTATTTATGCGTCCACGGATTTACGCATTGAAGCGGAAAAAGAGGAAATCCGGAAAGCAAAACGAAAGAAGTGATACCGTGCCGTCGTTAAGGTCAATTTTTACGCTGCAGGATAATTACAGCCGGTCAATGGATCGGATCTGGAACAGCACTCAGCGGGCAACAAGCAGCATTAACAAAGCAAGCAGTGCAGTTGACACCGTAAGCACCCGGTTTTCTGCGGCTGAGGGCGCCACTTCACGGCTCACGCAAAAAGTAACCCGGCTTGCCGCCGCGTTCCTCAGCTTTGAAACCGTGAAAAAGGGCATGGAAATTTCGGATACTTATACGAATATCAATTCAAAACTGTCCCTGATTACGCAGAATGCAAAAGAGTTGAAATCCCTGCAAAATGATATTTTCGCTGCCGCCGACCGCGCCCGCGGCTCTTACACCAGTATGGCCGATACCGTGGCAAAGCTCGGCATTATTGCTGGTCAGCAGTTCGGCAGCAACCAGAATATCGTGAAGTTCACCGAGACCATGCAGAAGATGTTCAAGATCGGCGGTACGCCGGTTGCGAACCAGGCCGGCGCCTTGCTGCAATTGCAGCAGGCTATCGGGCTTGGGCGTCTGCAAGGGCAGGATCTTCGTATATTGGCCGAAGATGCTCCGCTTGTGGAAACGGCTATCGCGAAGTACATGGGAAAGTCCACAGGCGAAGTCAAGAAACTTGGCACGGAAGGGAAAATCACATCTCAGGTACTTATTAATTCGATTCTAAAATATTCCGACACGGTTAATGGACAGATTGGAAAAATGTCTTATACCTGGGGCGATTACTGGAACAAAATCAAGAATGGGGCTTATAAGGCATTCAGTGGAGTGTTTAACAACGGAAGCAGCGCATTAGGTTCTAAAAGATTTCAGACGTTTATAGATGAAATAGTAAATAGCTTTTCTGTCCTTGCCAATGTTGCAAATCAAGCGCTTAAGGCAATTTCTAATATTACAACATTTTTTACAAAAAACTGGGCTTTCGTTGCCCCGATCATAGGCGGGGTTACGGCCGCAATTATCGTTTTGACTCTGGCGACGCGAATTTATGCGACAGCGCAGTCAATCGTGGCAATAACAAATCCGTTTACAATTATACTTTTTACGATTATTGGATTAATTACTGTAATTTATCTTGCTGTAGCCGCCGTAGACAAATGGGGCAATCAAACTTTAAGCGCAACAGGAATGATCGTCGGTGCGGTATTTGTGGCCGCGTCCGCAGTATGGAATATCGCTATCGGGGTTATCAACGGGCTTATTCAATTGGTCTGGACAGTATTTGCCGAACCATTTTTAGGAATCGTAGAATGGGTCTTAAACGTGGCAAACGGAGGATTTAACAGTTTCGGCGCCGCCGTGGCAAACCTGATCGGGCAAATCATTGGCTGGTTCCTTTCTCTCGGACAGGTTGTAACAAAAATCATAGATGCAATTTTCGGTACAAACTGGACCGCCGGATTGGAGTCCCTCAAAAGTTCAGTTACAGCCTGGGGCAAAAACGATAAGGCTATTACCCTGACGAGCGGCCAAAATAAGGCTCCGATGATTCATAGATGGGATCCGTCTTCCGCATGGAATACCGGATACAAATTCGGCCAGGGCGTAGATTCAAAAGTAAAAGGCTGGAAAGATAAGCTTGGTAATCTCGGTAAAATGCCGAGTACACCAAAACTGCCAACAACGCCTACGCTCCATAAAAATCTCGGAACATCTTCAAATCCCGCCACGGTCAAAGGAACCGGAGCCGACGGTACCATGAAAGTCAATATTACAGATCAGGATTTGCAGTATATGCGCGACCTTGCCGAAAAGCAGTATATTAATAAATTTTCCACGGCGGTTCTGTCCCCAAAGCTGAATGTGAGCTTTTCCGGCAACGTTGGGGATAAGAATGACCAGAAGCAGATTTATTCCACAATCAGCAGAATGCTGAAAGAGGAACTTGCAACGGCAGCGGAGGGCTATTATCCGGTATGAGTTATGCAGTATTTTTTCAGCAGGGCAGCACGGTGATCCGGCTGCCAACGAACCCGGAGAAAATCGAAAAAACTTCTACGCAGGCCAACGAAAAATACGAAGTGCTTGGCGCGGGGCAGATCGCGGTTCCGACTTATCTGGAGCTTGCGGAATACTCTCTGAAAGAAGTCGAGTTTCCGCATGCTCCTTCGCATTATGTAGAAACGTCCGGCAATTTCAAGGGGCCTGACTATTACGAAACCCTGTTTAACACATGGCGCGTGAGTAAAAACCCGGTGCGGTTCATTGCCCGGAACGGGATTACGGCGGACATTAATACCCTCGTACTGATAGAGGAATGTAACCCGTCCGAAACTGCCGGGGAAGAAGGAGATAAGTATTTTGATCTTAAGTTGCTGGAATACCGTGACTTTGGATTCAAAAGTGTTGTAGCTACCAGCTCCGCAAAGGCTACTGTAGCGAAAGCGGCCGCCGCACCAAAAATTACGAAAAACCCGAAAGCGCAGAAAACCTATACCGTAAAATCCGGTGACACCCTCTGGGGAATTGCGAAACGGTTTTATGGCAGCGGTGCAAAGTACACGACGATTTACAATGCGAACAAGGGCAAAATCAAAAATCCAAACCTGATTTATCCGGGGCAGGTCTTGAAGATACCGTAATTATTTATTGCAATATACAATATAACTAATCCACTTTGAAATGTTTGAAAGGTATTCATTAAAAGAGCAATTTTCAATCGTCCTTATGCCGTATTTCCCTTTAAGTATTTGCATATAAGTCTTTTTACCATGTAATTTAATTTTTCCAACATAGCAGTTGCACCAAACATTAAATGTTCCATTAGAAAGTCTTTCAAGTTTTAAACAACTTACCATGTGAATTTTATTACAGGCGGCGATAAGAGCTTTTATAAATTTTTCTTCATCATCTGTAATAGGCATACTTTTCGCTTTATTCGAATTACATTTTATGTTAGAAATCAGGTTTATGTATGTTTGGTCAAAGCTTTCCATCCTAAATCATGGCTTCTTTCACAATATATTTCATCGCTAAGAAGTATTAATAATTCCATAAAAATGCCCGGTTCCATAATGGAACCGGGTGAAAATTAGAGATCCACGCTTACGCCTTGCGCGTGCGGGCATTGCCGAAAGTCATTGATCCATTTTTGAATCTTCGCTATGTCGTAGTATATTTCAAAACAAATATACGCAATTTGTCCGTCTTTCAGATAGGTAATTATCAGATAATGAGTGAGATTTGTCGTTTTCTTTTCTTTTGCCCTGCCGCCGATCATTGCGCCGATCGGGCCGAATAGTACCGCACCGCCGACAGCGCCTCCGACGCTGGAAACATATTGCTTTTGGATTTCCGCGTCGGTTTTGATGCACATATCGGTTATTTTGTCGTTTGACAAATTAAAGGTATTGC